GCCCAACTTGCCGCTGCCGGAGTAGAAAGCGCAACAGCTATCCTTACCCGACTAGCAGGAGCTTTCGGTTTACCCACCAGTGTTGTAGGCAAATTAAAACAATTCATGGTTGATGGCTTATCCGAAGAAGCTATCGCTCTTGAAATACGTCAAACAGACGAATACAAAACACGGTTCCCCGGTATGGAACTACGTCGAGACAACGGATTTGGAGCCATTACAGAAGCCGAATACATGGCAAATGAGGACGAATACGCCATGTTGCTGCGTACTCACGGTCTACCAGAACGGTTTTACGACGACAGAATGGACTTCGCTAACCTTATAGCCGCAGATGTTTCCCCAAATGAGTTCGGAGAACGGGTAACTTTGGCAGAATTAGCACAAAAAGGTGCTGATCCGAACACTAAAGCAGAGCTAAAACGACTTTACGGTGTAGATGACGCTGATTTAGTGGCCTACTACCTTGATCCCGAAGGTGCAACAAACCTTATTGAAGAGCGACGAGCGTTTGAGGCAGCAGGACTTTCAGCTACAGCAGCCCGTGTAATCGGAACCCCAACAGGGTTTGATAAAGAAACTGCTACTGCTTTGCAGCGTGAAGGTATTCAGCGTAGAGAGATACAGCAGACTTTGACACCACAAGCAGGTTTAGCGAATCAAGCACTAGGTGAACAAGACGAAATAAGTGCTTCTGATCTTGCTCAAAGCCAATTTGGATTAGATCCTACCGCTGCGAACAAGGTGCGAAGGCGACGAGAAGAACGTGCTGCCGGGTTTAGCGGACAGTCAGGCATGTTGATTACAGGTACAGGTGCCACAGGCATGGGTACCAGTACTTGACATAAAGATTATTAGTTCTTTATACTGATAAGACCGGTCGGCCCCTGCGGGGCGAGCTAACCGTAACAACATTTTTCCATTCGAGGTTCCACCGCCGAGAATGCGTACAAGTAGGTGAGTGACATATGACAGATAATGACTCCACTGACTACAGTGACAGTGGTTCTGCCAGTTCATCCGAATCGAAACCCAACTGGCGTCGTGAGTTGGAAACCCGTTTGAAGGAAGCTGAAGCGAGAGCTTCGGAAGCCGAAAATAGGATTTCAGGTTACGAGCGTCGGGATACGTTCCGTTCAGCAGGACTTGATCCTGATGATGCTCGTGTCAAGTATTTCGTTAAAGGTTACGATGGAGAGCTTGATCCTGCGGTTATTCGTGCGGAAGCCGAAGCAGCAGGGTTTATCGGTAACGATGCTCCTCCGATACAGCAGCCTGAAGCGATTATGCCTGAAGTTTTAAGAGCAGAGGAACGAATCCAGTCTGCCGGGGAAGGCGGAGATCCGGTGTCACAAGCCGATCTTGACGCCCAGATCAGAGCAACGAAGAATCCAGACGAACTACGTGCTTTGATGGAAAGTCATGGTGTCTTGTGGGGGGCAACAGCCTAAGTCAGTAGCTAATGGAGTCCGACTTAAGGACTACCAGTGGCATATACAACCACCTCCACACTGGACGATCAGGTAAAAACGGCGTTCGATCAGACCGCTTATTTTGCTTTACGTTCACAGCCATTATTTGAAATGGTTGCGGATGTACGTTCAACAAACCAGAGCCATAACGGTTCTGGCGTACAATTCACGTTCTACGCCGACATGGATCAGGCAACATCAGCGCTTACAGAAGCAACTGATGTAACTGCTGTTGCGTTGACTGATAGCGCAGTAACCGTAACTCTTGCTGAGTACGGTAACGCTGTTATCACCACCGCTAAGGTGCGTGGAACATCGTTCCTCAATGTTGACGCTGATGCGGCCAACATTGTCGGTTACAACATGGCTGATTCGCTTGACAAAATCGTTTCGGATGTCGCCAATGGCGGCTCAAACGTGACTCACGTCGGCCAAACCAGCCGTGGTGCTATCACCGCAAGTGACGTTTACACCGCTGCCGAAGGCCGTAAAGCCGTCGCCCAGCTTCGTACTCGTAACGCTCCGGGCTGGAGCAATGGTAACTACATGGCAGTTATCCACCCTGATGTTTCCTACGATCTTCGTGGAGACACAGCGGTAACTGACGTTATCCAATATCAACTGTACCAAGAAGGCGCGCCTATCAAGGCTGGCTCAATCGGTACATTCAATGGCATCGAATACATTGAAAACCCCCGTGCAGGTCTAATTGCCGACGGTGGTGCAAGTACTGTCGATGTTTACCAAACCCTTATCTGTGGTCGTCAGGGACTTGCGAAAGCATTCTCTCGTGCACCGGGATTCGGGCCTGAGCCAAGCATCGTTGTTGGTCCTGTGACTGACACCCTGCGTCGGTTCAACCCAATTGGTTGGTACCACCTCGTTGGCTATGGCCGCTTCCGTGAAGCGTGTCTACAACGTGTGGAATCAGCATCCAGCATTGGAGATAACTAATAGTTAACTCCTAAGAGTCGCAGAGGGGTCGGGTTTTCCCCCTTTCCCCGGCCCCTCTGCTCTCTTCTGCTACTATTCTCATCATGCCTATCGTTAACGGAAAGAAGTATCCTTATACCGCTAAAGGTAAAAAGGCTGCTGCCGCCGCAAGGAAAAAGAAAACTTATGCAAAAACCAAACGGTGATGTAACGATTAGGCCCAAGCCGATCCAAGGAACAGGTTCTACTAATGGCTAGTGGTCTTTACGTTGAGACTTTTGAAGCTGCGTTTAAGAACGATCTCGCTCTTGACATGGACAATGACACTTTTAAGTGTGCATTAGTAACAGCTAGTTACACTCCAAACTTTGAAACTCACACAAATTACTCAGATATATCAAACGAACTCCCGACCGGTGGTGGTTACACCAGTGGTGGAGCGACATTAGCGAATGTTGCTATGACCAGCAGTTCTGATGGAACGGGCACAATTAAATGGGATGCAGATGACGTATCGTGGACTAGTTCTACGTTGTCGAGTGTACGAGCCGCAGTTATTTATGATGACTCGGTAACGAACGACCGTCTGATTGCATACATAGATTTTGGGGGAGATTTCAGCACAACGTCAGGTACGTTCCAGATTCAATGGAATGCGTCTGGTATTTTCACCCTTGATCTGGTTCCGTAGGAGCAATAATGCCAAGTTCAAACTATCCAACCTCTCTTGACACAACCTCAACGCAGGTAACTCCAGCGTCTACCACTGACTTGGATGCGACAGGTTACGAACACGATCAAGTACATGGTGCTGCTTCTACAGCGATTATTGCTTTAGAAACTAAATTGGGTATCGGTACGGCTGCTGCTGCTTCGGCATCAACTAACGCCTTTTTGGAGCACACAGGTACTGGCACGACAGCATGGTCTACGACTTTGACTGGTGCGACGATTGCCGGTGCAACTCTTTCCGGTGCCATTACTGGCGCAGATCAGGTCATGTCGGCGGTTACCCACAAGGACTACTCCGAAACGGTGTATGCCGGTGGCGATACTGGTGGAACTCCAACGATTGATGAAGCTAATGGCAACACTCAAACTTGGACGTTAAACAATAACGCTACGTTTGCTTTGCCAGCAGATTCTGGTTTGCAGGCTGGTACTGCGCTTACTTTGATTTTGACTCAGGATGGTACAGGGTCACGGACGGGTGCTTTTCAGGTGAATAGTGCTACGACGAATGTTAAGTGGGCTGGTGGTACTGCTCCGACGTTGACGACTACTGCGGATAGAGCGGATATTGTTTGTTTTGTCACGTTTGATGGTGGTGCGACTCCTACTTGGTATGGGTTTGTAGCTGGTCAAGACTTTCAGTAAGGATTAATAATGCCTTTCGGCTTATCTAAAGCTTCAGTCTTGGGTGCTGCCGGAAGTAGCGGTGGCGGCAAGGGTTGGGAAACTCTTGGCACCGCTGATTATGGTGGTGAAGCGAGTGTCAATTTCACGGGTATTGACCCAACTCTATATTCGGTATTGCGTGTAGTTTTTTGGGAACCGGGGAATACTTCCGCTGGGGGAGCCAACCCGATAATGCAAGTCCAGCCGATAAGCACCAATAATTATCGTAATAACTGGGGGTATGAGAACCTGAAAAATGGTTCTCGGTATGTGCATGGTGATCGTGAAACAACTTACGCAGAAATGTGGCGGTCAATCGGTTCTGGCGATTCTTCCAACGTAGGATATGGACAAAGTTTTGTTGCGTATTTTACGACTGGGCCAAGAGATTCTCAAACTAGTCGCCAAGTTTGGCGTTCTGTGCACAACTGGTGGGGAAACGGCAACAACCCAGCTATAGACAACGCTTGGGGAGCTAACTCCTCATATGCTTATGGTGGTCCTGACACTGAAGGTACCACTAATCTTTATTTCACTGTAACTAGTAACTGGACTCGCCCATCTGGTGCAGTTATCAGTCTTTACGGATTGGCATTACCATAATGGAAGCTGTAGCCCAAGTTGTTGTCGAAGATACTACGACAGCCTCCGCTTCGTTTACGGATCTGCCTCAAACTTATTCATCTTTGCATATTGAAGGTATGGCTGCATCAAATAATACTGGTTCGGCAATCGATATTTATGCAACGTTCAACAACATAACAACAGCGTCATATGATTATTGGTATCGCCAAGTTGACCGAATCAATGGTTCAAATGGCGACTATTACACATGGAATAGTTCTTCAAATAATGCTTGGATTTGTCGGGTACCCGGTACCCAAAGTGGGGCAGCAGGAGCTTCCAACGTTATGGCGTTAATGCAATTCGATTTGACTCAATATCGTTCCACCGATAATGGATCACCAACAATCCGCGGAGCTTCATGGTTTTCTGTGGACTCTAGCGGTGGTATTAATAGATTGCTTTATAACACTATGGGGATGGGGACGATAGATACTGGGATGAACTCGACAGCTATCACCACATTGACGTTGATATCAGAAAATTATTTCAGAGAAGGTTCGGTGTTTACGTTGTATGGAAGGCCGGATTCATAATGGCTAATAAACTTCTTGGGATTGCAAAAGCCGACGGTAGCGCTAGCACTTTAACTGTTTCTAGTATCCCCCAAACGCATAAAGATTTAGAAATCTTTTGGACATCAACCACATCTGACACGGGTTCTACTTGGTATACCGACGAGTTTTATGTGAACACCGTGGACAGCAATGCTAATTATGATGTCCAGCGGATTATTTGGTATAACGCAGGAGGCTCTTACGCC